CATGTATATAATATAGTGATTTAACCCTCACTTAGGTGCTTGTGGGTGATTCTACCCACGGTGGACAACCGATGTACAATGAAAACTGAAAGTCTTCACGAATCCTTCTAGCAAAAGAAAACTTTTGGCTAGAAAAACCGGTTGACTGAGTACCAGTTGAAAACAGCAAAGAAACCTCTGGCTGAGAACGGTCGTCGGAAACTCTGACAACACCTTCGACGGCACTCGCTACCCTGGGATTAACCAAAGCAACCGGAAACCTGTTGTAAAACGGCACGGCTGCAATTATCAGTCCATCAGTGGAAACCTGTCTATTGATTCCTGTCCCGGCTTGTTTGCCCTTAAGAATATCATTTGGGGTTGTTACCGACACATCCATATCGATCGGTGGAACCGACCCATATGTCTTACTGTCTGCCATGTTCCCTGGATTGAGGCAACACATAGTTGTCCGCCTCAAATCGGAGCGAGCCGGATCTAAAATGATCGCGTCAACACCTCCTCGATACAGGGCGTACATACCTGCTACGAAGTTATAATTGTCTGCGGACATATTGGCTACCCAAGCAGCTTGGGTGGCAATGTCAGTCTGTGAATAAGGACTAAATGTGAATGGATGCCAAACATTAGTGTATGTAGTGGGATCCACAGTCCTAGGCAAAAACGTCGGCCTAATCAACTGTCTAGTAGACAGTATGATTTCACCGACACAAGCTGAAGCCATCACCAAACCTGGAATGGTTGTTGAAGACAAGTCTTCAGCACCACTCTGAGGTACAAATGGCTGCACATTGAAAGAATTTGGCCCATTACAGGGATAAGCAAACTCAAAATCTTCTCCTGCACTGGCAAAAACCAGAAAATCAACCTCAGAAGAGGTGATTGCAGGATTTCTCAGTTGATTCACTACCCTTACTTCAAGTTTCCCAGAAGGGTAGCCAGTCTTTTGATAAGGAACTGGCAACATAAAAGGCAATTCAAGCTCAATGTCATCATCAGTGGAAATGTCCACAATTTCCCTGATTGCATAAGAACCTGTCTCCAAAGACGGAAGCGTTGGAGTGGTATCGGTCAAAGGAGTAAAAGTGATCTGAATTCTTCCAGACTGCATTTCAGTCCTAACCAAACTAAAACGCAATTTAAGTGTTCCTCTCCAATATTTAAACTTCTGAGCCAAATAAGCAACAGGCGGTCCAGTAGAAACAGTCTGTGTATTAGCACCAAAAGTGTGTGTAGTCTTCCTCGCAAATTCAGTAGGAGAAATTTCAACCGAATAAAGAATTGTATTTTGTGCATCTGCACCACCAAAGGTAAACTCATCTATCAAAGCCTCACGAGATAGCAAATAAGCCATGGACATCTCATCCTCAGAAGTATAAGAATAATTAGATAATTCCAGGCTATTTGCTGTTGTTGCTGCCAAAGGAACTGCAGGAGAAACTCCATCGCAAGTTGCCATGTATTTGTCATACACCATTGTCACTGGTGTAGGTGGTGTATCCACATCTGGCTTTGCATATCCAAAAGCAGAAGCTATTCCAGCTGCTGCAGCTAAAGCCCATGATGTAGGTGCCATTACGGCCGTAAGATTTGGTATCGTCGCCAGAGTAGCGGTGATACTCGCACCTTTCATCAATCCTCCTGAGACTCTTCCTTTTGAGGTAATGCTGTCCCGCTCTATTTCAGAAATAGGTCTAGCCATCATTTTACCTGAGCTCTTACTTTGAGGCACAACTGGAGCCTTTAATTTCACATTAGTGAAATAGGTCCATACAGATACCTCAACATCTTGTGAGCCAGTAGGTCCAGTTTTTAAAGGAGACATGACATCAATGCCAAGACGTCCCCTCTCATAAACAGGATTTGCGCCTGTATTTAGCTCATAATGAGTCGTTGGAGCCAAATAAGGAATTGACAAAATCGCACCAGCACTTCTGGCGTCGATCTGAACACTGGGTTGCATAGATTTGGTGGTTATGTCAAAATTATGCATCTTCCCATATGCTGCATCCATAGATTCCAAGAAAGGTGTGAAATAAGCTAACAACCTTCCTTGTTGAGTAGGATTTGAATTCAGTTGAACGCGATAATGTATATCAGCGCTAACCAAATTATATCCCTTTAGCTTTTCTTTCCACATATCGTTGGTTTTAAGAATGGCATCACTTGGTAGCGTGACACCAGTTAAAGGAAAGATGGAATCACCCTGCGCAAGCGTGGTGGTCCAAAAATCATTGGTTTGCAAAACTGGTCTGCCGAGAAACTCCGCAATACTTGCGTATTCTGAATTCTCAGTAGTGTCCAGTGGTTTGAAAGAGGCAGCCTCAGTTGGTAATGCCTCTGGTTCCACGAATTTTGTGACAGCGTGGGTGTCAATAGTTGTATTTAATGTATCCATAAAAATAAGTTGGCTTATACTCTGCACATACTGCCATAAATTTGTGCTCGAGTCCTGTTAAGTATTTACAAGCGTTTTGCACGCTGGGGCTTACGGTCTTTAACCCGGGTCTTGTTTAAGTGTGTCCTACACTCGTCATTTAATGACGAATTACACGTTTTGAGGTAACGTGAAACCATCATCTTAAGGGTGATGTATCCCTATAGACCGGTTTAACCGACCCAAGTTAGGATCTCAGAACCAAGAAATTCAGTTCTGCAATCATCATAATCCGGTATGGTGACTGATAGTCCCTTCTCACAGGTAGCCTCAACGAGCCTAATTCTCTCGAGATCGAAGGTTTCCTTACCATGCATGCTAAATTCTAAGGCTGCATTGTATAAAGTCCTCTCGTAATCTGCCATGTCAAACTTCTCCTTAACGAAGCTCATCGACTTGTAGATGGAATTCTTATCCAAGGGGCATTGCCATACCCCTTCAACAAAGGAAAACCCCCTCTTTAAAAAGGTACAAGATTGTAAATCACCTGGTACTCTCGGATTGACCATAGGATCACTCTTATCTTCATTAGTCAAAGCGAAACCAAAAGACTTGGCGTTAATTGCCAAATCTTTAGTGGTTAGCTTCAATTCTTCAGAAATAGACATGATTCCATCATCTCCAAATGTGACCAATTGATAAAGGTCGGAAATCCTAGACGCAATTCCGAAATCAGAATTTCTAAGTTGGTCTTCCCATAAGCCTTCTTCCAGACACTTGAAGTGAGTTCTATCCAGCAAAGGGGGTAATGAAACCAAACTTCTCTGTTTGGAACAAACATGTCTGGAAATAATCAAATGAAAGGCCAAGGCCTGTATAATGTTATTCAACACAGTTGTAAAAGCTCCTCCCGAAGGATTGGAGCCAGTCCAGACAAGTAAATGAGGTCCATCAACGTGCACTGAATTACAAGTTTGGACTCTAACCCAATGTCTGAGAGTTTTAATCTCAACGTCATTTGTAGGACAAATGTTATCCATCACGTCAAAACCAGCATGCATGAGCTGGTGGCTCAATGACCCATCCCAAGATTTAAAATCAGAGGCCAATATGCCGGTTCCAAAACCTAGCAAATGTGATGCCAACTCGTTCCACTGAGTGGCAGGATTGATTCCTAAAGCAGAACCGTTCTTGATCATGTTTTTGGGGTCTATTATAATACTCATGACATTGTGATATGCCTTCCTGGC